AACTTCTTTTTCAGCTTTAAATTGTTTATTAAGTGCTTTGTTTCTATCAGATTCAGCTTTAGCAACTCTATCTTGTTGGGCTTCTAACTGGTCAAGAGCATCAACAACAGATTGCAAACCACCGAGCAATCCCTGTTCATACGCTTCAGCAGTCTTTAATGCCTCTTTTGCATTTTCATCAAGAGCAATACCATTAGCATTAAGTTGTTGTGTAAGTTCATCAACTGTGTAATTCGTACCATCTAAAATATCTTCAAGAGATACAGAAGCGTCAACAACTTCTTCTGTTTCACTAGCAACAAAACCTAAATAATAAGCCTGTCTTTGATAAGCACCAGTAAGTGCATCTGCTTTAGCTTGCGATTCTTCATACTTGTCATTACCACGCCCTATAAGTTTAGTAAGCCCTGCAATAGCCAACGCTACGCCTCCAACAACTGGATTCAACGCTATAAGACCACCAGCAATAAAAGATAGAGCTAATTTAAATTTCTTCATATCAGATTCAGATGCATTCAATCTATTTCGAAAGTTTTGTATTCTTTCAACAGTTGTTTGTAAACCTTTAGTCATTTCAAGTAAAGCTGGAACTATATCTTGCCCAATTGTTATAGCTAAGTTTTCCAGTTGATTTTGTAATATAATTGTTTGTTGTTTAAACGATTCAAGCTGTTTTTGTGCAACTCTTTCCGTAGTACCACCAGCATTCCTTAATTCATTGTCATAGTTTTTAATTTGTCCTTCTGCACCTGCAAGAATTTTAACTGCGTCAGCGACACCACGATTAAGTCCTAATTGGTCAAGTAATCCTGCTTTTTGAACGTCACTAAGACCATCCATACCTGCTGTAAGATTTGCAACAACTTCAGACAAGTGAAGCAAGTTACCGTCTGCATCAGTTACGACAATACCACTAGCTACCCATGCTTCATTATTCTTTTTTACAGCCCTAGATACATCTCTTAAAATTTGGTTAAGTTTTTCTCCAGCTTCTGCACCTTTAACACCTCTATCAGCAAATGCAGATAAGACGGCAACTCCCTCTTCAATATCTTTGTTAGTAACTTTAAGGGCTGAACCTGCTTTGTTAGTTAGAGCTTCAGAGAACTGTTGTACTGTTGCGTTAGCTAGAGTGTTAGCTTTAACAAGAACGTCAGTAACACGAGTTAAGTTCATCAAGTTTTGTGTAGCGTCATCAACAGTAAGACCTAATGCAGATTGTGCGTCAGTTGCAAGGTCAGTAGCAGTTGCCATATCAAACATACCTGCTTGGGCAAACTTAGCAACTTGAGGAAGTGCAGATATAGATTGTTCAGCGTTCAAACCAGCAGACGCTAAAAAGAAATATGCTTCAGCAGAATCAGTAGCAGATATTGCAGTTGTAGTTGCAACTTCTCTTGCAACCCTAGCCATCTGTTCTTGTTGAGCAGTAGTTGTTTCCATGATTGCAAGTGATTGTGTTAACTTGTCATCAAAAGAAGTAAATGCCTGTACGGATTCAACAACACCTTTACCAATAGCTAATAATGCACCAGCAACGACTGTTCCACCGACTTTAGCAAAAGTTTTTAATTTATTGGAAGCAATACTAGAGGACTTACCTAACGAAGTCATTTGAGCCTGTGCAAGTTTTGCACCTTGCGTGGCTATCCTAATTATTAAGTCTGCACCTTTACCCAAACTTATCTCCTCTTTTTTGCTTCAGCTTCTGCTATTGCTTGTGCTTTGTTACGTTCTTCTTGTTCCCACAAATAAAAAGTAACCCATTGTGTAAACTCGTATGATGACATTGTAGCGTTAAGTTCGCCGACTGTCATAGATAAATCACGAGCTAGTCTAAAGGTAAAAGAGAGTTCTGGATTATTCCTGAAATTCTTCAGCTATATCTTGCTGAGAATCACCCCCAACGCCATTCAAGTCAGCTATCGCTAAGAATAGACTGTCAATGACTGTTGCGTCTTTTTCGTAAAGCAGTTCTATTGCTTCATCATCAAGTTGTGGCTCAATAACACTTGCCTTTAATAATGCTTTTTGATAATCAAATGCATCTTTATCATCAGCAGTAGATATACGAGCCAGTTCAACCTGCATTTTTTTCGTTAAACCTTTAATCTTTACTTTTGCGTTCCATTCCTCTATAACAACTTCTTGTATAGGAACGTCAGGCAGTTTTTCAATTTTGTTTAAATCTAAAAATTCCATTGTGTCCTTTATTTAATTATTTAGTGAGTTGCTCTTGTTACATCTCCACTAACTTGCATATCAGCAGAGAAGCCTACGACATCTCCGACTGGGCTAGATTGTGAATAAGATGTAAGAATGCACTCGCCTGTGTACTTAACAGCTCCACTACCAGTTCCCTCTGGAGAATATTCAAAGCTAAGAGTTGCAGATTGCCCTACAACAGCTCCAAGTATTCCGTCTAATGTAGAATCCCAAAGACCACTAATAGAAAGTGTTGCATCTTTTAATCCTACAATGTATGACTTGCTTCCATCTCCAAGTGTTGTTGTTTCTGCAACATCTGCGGTTTCTGGAAAGTCAACAGAGTTAACGTAAGTAGATATATCAGTTAATGAGCCACCAGAGTTATCTAGTTTAAAAACTGAATCTTTACCATGTACAAATGCCATATATATCTCCTCTAATTATTTCTTCCAAACCCTACTATAACAGCAAAGGATGGAGTTGTACCACCAACAGTATATTCAACTTTTAAATACCTGTTAACAGTTGTTCCAGCACTAACAGTCTTAACTTCAGATGTAGTTGTAGTAGCTTGTGTAAAAGTTACTAAATCTACATAAGTAGAATCGTCAGCACTATGTGTTATTTTAACATCAATGGTAGGTGCAGTTCCACTAGCAGTTTCTACTATTAAGAACGCTCCACCACCATTAGCAGTTGAGAGTGTGTTATCTCTAGCAGTACCACTACCAGTAGCAGTAACAGTTCCATTTTCTAATACAGTTCCGTTATATACGCCACTATCAGCTTGTATGTCTAAAGAAGTTGCAACAATATCGCCTACTGCACTAGATACTCCATAATTATTTATGTTTCCCTTAGCAAAAGAACATCCATCAGTTGCATCAACACCATCAACACCTAATACGAAAACCATATCACTACCTCCAAGTAATGGCTGTAAGGTAGCATCAGCAGTAGCGTCAAAGAATCCAGCAACAGAAAAAGTACCATCTTTATTACCAGTTATGTACGTCTTGCTATCTTTACCAAAAGTTGTCGACTCAGCAACATCTGCTGTTCTTGCGACATCAACAGAATTAAAATAAGAACTAAAATCTGTTTGGTTTATATAAACCTTGCTGTCTTTACCATGTTTAAATGCCATTATCTATTACCTCGCCTACGTCTGCCTGAAGCACCACTCCTATTGCTTCTACGACTTCCACCTGAACTTCTCCCGTAACCCATTATTCTTCCTCTTGTTCCTTTAATTCTTGTAATTTTTTTTCTTTGTAGCTTTTATCAACTTTGATAATTATATCCTGTTCAAGTAACCATGAGATAGACTGCTTAGGGATGTCTTTAGCTTCCACTACATCTCCAGCTTTCAAAACTTTATTTTTAATATGTAAATCTTGTTGTAACTCGTACATCACTTTACTACTCATGCTATTACCTCTACGATAAACTCTACACCAAGATAATCAATGTTGTTAATATTGTAAACACCATAATTTCCTGCTGATGTAACTCTAACAGATTGTGCTTGTCCATTCAACGTTGTATCAGATTCTATTTGTGCCTTTACAGATGAATCCCCACTCGAAGCAAGGTAGCCATCTAAAGTATCTTGCGAATCTTGTGCATCAACCCTACTGACATAAAGATAGACTGGTATTTCATACTTGTCTGCACCACGTTGTATAGTAGCGTCATAGTCAATAGCATCCATAACACCAACAACAGCAGTAGGTGGCTCAACAAAGTCTGGTACAAAACCATACACAGATAGAGAACTAATGTTCCCTAGGTTAGAAGCTATTTCTGTACGTATGTTAGTTAAACTTGCCATTATATTTTCGGAATCATTCTACCAGCATTCCAAGTTGCAGTAATGCTTAAACCAGCTTTAGCCAGTAAGACTTTACGTTCACTTTCAGAATTTTTAATACCAATTTTAAAGAACGGAATAAGAGGAGTTCCACGTTGACCGATTGCGTGTTGAACTGCATATGGACTTATACCTTTATCGGCAGACCATTCTTTTAATGCAGAAATAGGTGGATAATGTGGCTTACTTCTACTCCATGGCTTACGCATATTAACTTTCATATCATAAAAACCATGTACGTACAAAGCGTAAGGGCTACGAGAAAAAACATCAATACCAATAGGCAGACCACCAACACCATCAACTCTTTTAAATGTAAGACTACCTCTTAGATTACCTTTGTATCTAGGTGCTTCTTTTTTAGATTTAGTTACAACAACTTGACCATAAGCACTAAAGAAATTTCTAAGGGCAGTTCCCCCAAGTGCATTTAGTCGTAAGCGTTTGTTAAGCTCGTTACCACCACTTACAGAGAAGCTCATAGTTTGTGCTTTACATAACCCTTTATAAGTTGTAATGCGTCAGGGTCTATTTTATTAAATAATTCTTTTTGCCCTGTTTGTTCATTACCAAAAACATTAAAGGGTGTATCTTTACGCTTCCATAGTCTTGTAGCTTGTATAAGAGTAGCTTGACTAATCGCTTCAGGCACAGCACTCCAGCCAAACTTCGCAGTAATTTTAACGTTCTTAATTATCAACGGGTCAAAAGTTTCTGTACTACGAGTAGTAAGAATATGTAATTCAGTTTGAGGATAATAATACGTAGTATTAGAAATTTTATGTTCTTGTGGATTAAATGGTTTCAAAACAAAATCTGTATCAAGTGTCATAGTTTTATCGTAAGTACCATTATCAGTTGTATCTAACTGGACGATAAGACCAGTAGTAGTAGATAGGTCATCTATTTCTAAGTAATAAGAATTAATAGGTGTGTAATACTTGATAGTAACAGCATCATCTTGCCAAAAATGGCGACCACACATCTTGTCTATAAGACGGCTAGCACCATTAATAGCGTTATCAATATTACCATCTTGACCAGTACCAGATAATCCTATATACGCTTTTAAATCTTCTTTGTCAACATACTGGGTATGAGCCATCAGTTACCTACTTAGATTTATTTTCTTGTGCTTTTTTTGCTTTAGTTTCTTTTTTAAGACCGAGTTCTTTAGCTTGTAAGTCAGAGATTTCTTCTCCTGCTCTAGCAACTAATTTGCCTTTAGCCCATCCCTTAGGTAAACCATTGTTACCCTCGCCGACTTTACCATCATCATCAATCCATATATCTTTTTTTAAAATCATTGTTTCTTTCTTTCCAGTTTGCATCCCACCCAAATTACTTACGTAGCTTGAATGGGATAACAAAACCAATCTTTAACTTCCTTAGAAGTTTGTAATAGAACAGAATGCAGTTGCACGATAGATTGCAAAACCTAATCGCATACTTGCTTTCATCATTACTTTGTCTTTTGTGAAGAAGTCATCATGACTATCAGACATAGCAACTTCCATACCCTCACGAGTGATGATATGTGAAGCTAGTCCTCCACCAAAAGTACCAACTAGAACTGTTCCTGCTGTTATAGCAGTTGTAGGAACGACTTTAACACCCCAAATAGATGGGTTAACTCCGTTACCAAACATTCCAGCACCCACGAATAATGGGTCTTTACCTGCGTATCCTGCACTAGATGTACCAGCAAAGTCAGAAGTTACAGTAGTAACAACATCATTCCAGTCGCTAGGATGCATTAATATTGCATCAGCTTCCATGAATGCGTCTTTTCTAATTTCTGTTATAGCTTGATACAGCTGTCCAATTCTTCCTAAGTTTCCTGCATAAGAACTGAAATCAAATGTATTAATTCCAGACTTGTTCAAGATACCTCTGATGTTTGGAGCTGAACCATCGCCATTGATTAATTCGCTGTCCAGTCTTAACTGTAACATGGTCTTTAATCTTGAATCTAAATATCCATTAACAGATGCAACGTCAGAGAGCAATTCTTCAGTTACAGGAATAGATACACCAAATTTTCTGATGTTTTCTGTATTCTCTGTAAATGCGATTGCAGATTCTCCAAACGCTCCAGCCTCTGATACTTCAGCAGAGTTGTTAGTGAATGTAGTTTCTTCTAAATACTTGTATTGATATGTGTCAGTAGGTATTACTGAAAACAAGTCAATAACTGAATTAGGGTTTCTCAAAGCAGTAGGAACGATTAAATCGCTTCTTGTAACTGCTGGTGGATAACCAGTTTCAGTCAGAAGTGTTTTACTCTCCAATATTGGATTGTATTTTACTTCTGATGTGATGTTTAGTTGTCCATCTTCCATAAAGGATTTGTAAGCCCTTGATTCACGTACTTGGTCGCCTAATCCTTTAGGCATTTCTTTTTGTTCTTCATGAATTGGGAGAGAAGCAACAGTTTTACCTGCTTCAATTGCTTCTTCGTTAGCTTTCATATCTTTTTCAAATATTTGTTGCTCACGAACTTCGTCTGCTAAGGTTTTAGCTTCTTCATTCATTTTCGCCCATGTGGTTTTATCCTCAGGTGTAAATTCAGAAAAGTCTTTTTCCCCAGCAAATTTTGCTAAGTTCTCTCTTAATTCTTGAAGTTTAACTGTTTTATCAGCCATAATATTCTCCTATAAATCAAGAGTATCAGCTAATAATTCACTTGTTGTCCTAAACAAATCATTAACATCAATCTCATCTTTTATTACTTCAACTTTATCATTGGAAGCAACGTTCAGCAGAGTATCAATATCTTGGTGCATTTCTTCTAATGCATCTTTCAACGAATCCAATGCTTCTGTGCTATCTTGTGATAGAGTTTTCTCTTTACCCAAGCGTAAGGCAGTAAGCTCCTTAGCCCTTTTCAACAAAGCAGTCATCTTGATAAGCAAGTTATCTACTTCATCGGTAAACCTTAATCCAATATCTTTGACTTCCTCAAACTCGATATCCACGTCATCAATATCTTCTTCTTTTAAATCTTTTTCTTTAACTGCAAGTGTGTGTGTATTTTGATTAGCACCCACTAGAACTGGACTAACTTCCCAAACTTTAACGTCTTTAAGGAAGCGTACTTCAGTTTCTTGCCCGTCTTTTGTAAACATACCACGCTCTGAATCATTAACTTCAAAACCAAATGACCATTGTTGAATGTCGCCCATAGCTTTGACAGTTTCGTATGCTTCTTTACCAGCTGTTGTGTTCATGTTGAACTCTCCATGAAATACGGCTTGATTTTCTTCATTACGAATAACACCTTTACCAATGATGTGTTTCCAATCATGCCCCCAGCACATAACGACACCCTTGTCGCCATATCCACTTCTAATTGACTTCGGGAGAACTACATCTCCATCTGAATCTATTTCATTAAATACAGAAAATACTGCACTTACTTTACCTTCAGCTTCATTGAAACTGAGTAAATCTTTAGCTTTTTGCTCTTTCAACTTATATCCTCTTTTCGTGGTAACTTAGGAAGCAACGACAATTGACTGTTAAACCAGCAGGTGCTCCTAAGGAACTATCTCCTGGGTATTCTAACCTATAACCCTGATATTCAAAGTTATCTTTTTCGTTAACTTCTGTTCCATCTAGTATAACGTGTGCATCTCGCACTTTCCCATCTCTTTGAGAAATCCATTCCTTAGTATATAGAACTCCAGTTGAGTTTGCACCTACTCCTCTACCAAAGTTAGCTAGGGAGTTTGCTTCAGTACGTGCAATAGTTAACGCTCTAGTAAGATTTCTTTTACTAAGAACTTTTTTTACAGCGTTAGCTACAAACGTTTGCAATTTACGACCAGAATAACCTAAGTCCATTCCCTCTTGTAGAGCTTTACGAAACTCTCTGTTGAATCTTGTTTTAGATGTAGTAGCCATGTTAGGAAGCATTTCATCAATACGAGAATTAATGTAGGCAATAGCTTGTGGATTGTTTGTGAGTTTAGATAATGGAAATCTCTCAACAGATACAAGCCTGTAAAAGAATCCTTGTTCAATTATTTCCCTACGGCTTCTTTTTTCTCTATGTGGGATTACGTGTGGGCTAACTTTCTCATTAGGAAGTAACAAGTCAACTTGATAAAATGCGAAGTCATTAGCTAAAGATAAATACAAATCAAATACATCAGCAGACCAGCTCTTGACATTCTCTTGTATGTTGAAATCAATAATACCCTCTAAGCCAACTTCAGTAGGAAAATATCTATTAAGCTGATTAAAAATCTTTAAGTCTTGGGATTGCAGTAAATCAAAGTAAACATCTTTAAGTACAGTTTCCCATTGTGTAAGTAACTTATCATGTTCTTTATACAGAATATCTTTTACTTCACTATCACGAAATCTACCTAACCTATATTCCCAATCTTCCTCACGAAGTTTGTTTCTACGTTCTATAAGTTCAAATGCCGTGTTAGCTTTTTCATCACGTTTGTTCATAGCTCTTACAAGTTTTTGCGACCAGCTTTTACCAGCTTCTCCACCCCATAACGCCCAAGCTATACGACCATTACTTGGATAACCTTTTTCTCCTTGTCGCCATCCCTCTGCACGTTTATCAACTTCATGTCTAGGAAAATATTTAGCTATGTGTCTAGTTTTTTCTGCACCAGCAGTAGTGTTGTTAAGGATATACCTAGCACTACCTATACCAACAGAAGTACCACCTCTACCAAATTCTTTACGCCATTCCAGTCCACGTTTAGCTTCTTCTTTTGCACCTTTAGGAATAGTAAAATCTAAGTCATCATAAAGACCTTTAGTCATTGACTTACTACTAAGAGGATGACCAGCAGGTAACAAATCAGTATCAAACTTACCACCACGATATTTACCAGTCCTTACAGCGTACAGGAACGCGTTAACACGAGCATAAGCCCATTGGTCAGCAGATGTTACGGATGGTCTAACAGAAGCTGGATTAGTATTGTATGCTCCTACACCACGTTCAAATACAGCAATAAGCATACGGAGAGTGACACGTTTACCAGCAGTATCGCCGTGCTTCTCGTTGTGTTCCTCAACTTTTTTTTCAAGAGCTTTACTTACCCTTTGACTAACTTGTTTCTGTTCCATCAATCAACTCATCATATTCTTCGTGAGTATCACATGGCATATAGATTGTATTTCCGTCATCATCCATAGTGTGATAACCTACACAACCAATTTCAGAAGCACGTTTTTCAGCTTCTTCTTGTGTTGTAAACTTATCTCCACCTAATGCAATTTTGCTACCATCTCCAAATCTTTCGACTTGTGATAATCTAGCTTCGGCAAGTTCACGTGTTGGGTAGCAACCCATATTACGCCCTGACACTTCTGCTATTACGCAGTATTCTCCATCTATTTCTGTAACAACTTTATATTCATGAAACTTTTGTTCTTCATCATCAAGAGTTTCAACTTGTGCTTGTTCTTCAATAACTGGCTTATCAACAGATTCAGTTGGAGTTTCAGTAGCAGTATATTCATCCATTGAGTTAGCTGGTGTAAGTATCTTGTTAGCATCAAGCAAATACACTTCTTGGGATTCATCAACAGGTAAACCAACTTGTTCACGAGCTTCTTTAATAGTTATCCATCCACCTTGTACACCAACATTCATACGAGTATATAAAGCGTCTTGGTCTGTTTGTAATGCACGTACATCTGAGAAATCATATTCAGCAGAAGTACCGTCAGTAACTTCATAATCACGAAGTAAGACTTGTTGTGTTAGTTCTTCTGCAACTTGCTTCCATAAAGGAATGAGTTTGCTCTCTGTAAAGAATTCTCTAAGCTCACTAGCATTAGAATAAGTAGCCCTATCCAAACCAGCTCCTAGACCTGCTAAGATTGCTGGAACTCCAAGTACTGCTGAAATTCTTTCCTCTGGCACCCTACGAAGCGTACCAATGTCTAATTCAGTAGGGCTAAAAGCCATTTTCTTAACATCCATTGAGCCACTAAGTACTAAAGGCATACCCCTATTCTTTCCACCTACTTTTTGTTTAAATGCACGTTGCACTTGTTCGGCTTCAGTTTCAGTCAAACCAAAATCTTGTTTGGGAGAGATTACTACATTAGGAACACCACTATTGCTTAAAAGTGCAGTAGCCATTTGCCCAGCAGATTCATCCCCGTATATCTCTCTAAGAACGGAACGAAGTGGAGCAAAACCCTGCCTATGATTAGTTTGGTCAAGTCCTAAACGGATATGCACCATATCTTGTGGCATAATCATTACATTTTTGTTATTAGTGTCATATTCATAATGAGTTATAAGTTCATCATCATTACCTTTAGGAGTTACATTTTCAGGCATAAGAGGATAGAGAGCAACGAGTTGACCAGCGTTATTCTTTTGCTTGATAAGGTATGCATCT